TAATGGCGCTCAATCAGATGATTGACAGTTGGAACACTGAGCGTTTGTCAGTGTTTTGCACAGAAGATCAAGTCTTTACTTGGCCTGCAAGTCTTATCAGCCGCACCCTTGGCCCAACAGGTGACTTTGTAGGCAACCGCCCTATTTTGCTTGACGATGCAACATACTTCAAAGCGCCTAGTGGCGTGTCGTATGGCATCAAAATGATCAATCAACAGCAGTACAACGGTATTGCTGTTAAAACAGTAACGTCTACATTTCCACAAGTTATGTGGGTCAACATGACGTTTCCTGATATTGAGATATACCTTTACCCAAGGCCCACACAAAACCTAGAGTTTCACTTTGTGTCGGTTCAAGAACTAGACAGACCCGTTAATTTGTCAACGGTTTTGCACTACCCCCCAGGCTATCTGCGGGCGTTTACCTATAACTTGGCCATGGAGTTTGCCCCTGAGTTTGGCGTTGAGCCAAGCCCACAAGTGCAGCGCATTGCCATGACGTCTAAGCGCGATCTGAAGCGCATCAACAACCCAGATGATGTGATGGCATTGCCTTACGCATTGGTGGCCAACCGCCAGCGTTTCAACATCTATGCCGGTAACTATTGATGAAAACGCCAATTCTTGGCTCAAGCTACGTTGCCCGCAGCATCAATGCTGCCGACAACCGCATGATCAATTTGTTTCCAGAGGTCATTCCTGAAGGTGGCAAAGAGCCTGGCTTTCTGAACCGCGCCCCAGGCTTGCTATTCCAAAAGACTGTAGGCACTGGCCCCATCCGCGCATTGTGGGCGCATCAGACCAATGGCGCAGACTTCTATGTCGTGTCTGGCACTGAGGTCTACAAAATGACCAGCCTGACGGCCACGCCCGTCAAACTAGGCGACGTGGCTGACGGTGGCCCTGTGTCCATTGCTGACAATGGCACGCAATTGTTTTTTGCCTGCAACGGCCCAAGCTATATCTACAACGAGTCAACCAACGAATTCAAACAGATTACAGACCCTGACTTCCCAGGCGCTGAGACTGTGGGTTATTTGGATGGTTATTTTGTTTTTAACGAACCCAATAGCCAGCGCGTATGGGTCACGGCGCTCTTGGATGGGTCATCGGTAGACCCACTTGATTTTGCAAGCGCTGAAGGCTCTCCAGACGGCTTGGTGGCGGTCAACGTCGATCACCGCGAGGCGTGGTTGTTTGGGACTGACTCAGTTGAAGTCTGGTATGACGTTGGCGGCACAGATTTTCCGCTTCAACGCATCCAAGGCGCGTTTAACGAAATTGGCTGTGTGGCCGCCTTTTCTATTGCCAAACTAGACAACAGCCTGTTTTGGTTGGGCACTGACGCCCGTGGCCAAGGCATTGTCTACAAGGCCAACGGCTACACTGGCCAGCGCGTATCAACGCACGCTGTTGAGTATGCAATTGCCCAATACGGCAATATCTCTGATGCTGTGGCTTACACATACCAGCAAGAAGGCCACGGCTTTTACGTCCTAACTTTCCCAAGCGCCAATGCAACTTGGGTCTATGACGCAGCCACGCAAGCCTGGCATGAACGCGCAGGGCTAGTCAATGGCCAGTTTACACGCCACCGTTCCAACTGCCAATGCAACTTTGGTGGCAATACCGTTGTGGGTGATTTTGAAAACGGCAACATTTACACGCTTGACTTGGATGTTTACTCAGACAATGGTCAAGCCCAAAAGTGGCTACGCTCATGGCGTGCTTTGCCTACTGGCCAAAACAACCTAAACCGCAGCGCCCACCATAGCCTGCAATTAGACGCTGAGACTGGCGTGGGTTTGAATGGCCTGACAACTGATGAGTATTTCTACTTAGTCACAGAAGCTGGCGATAAGCTGATTACAGAAGCTGGCGCATACATTCTGTCTGGCATTACCCAAATACCAATTGCCCCGCCACAGGCCATGCTTCGCTGGTCAGACGACGGCGGCCACACATGGTCAAGCGAACACTGGACGTCTATGGGGCGCATTGGCGAGTATGGCCACCGCACCATCTGGCGCCGCCTTGGCATGACCTTAAAACTGCGCGACAGGGTTTATGAGGTGTCAGGCACTGATCCAGTTAAACTTGCCATCGTAGGCGCAGAATTACACGCAAGCCCAACAAATGCTTAACACCACCCAGATCCCTGCCCCTCGCGTGCCGTTCATGGACGAGCGCACGGGCACGATTTCGCGTGAATGGTTTCGCTTTCTAAACAACCTGTACACCATTCTTGGTGGCGGTAACGGCATCATTGACCCTGTTAATGGCGGTACTGGCGTTGGCACTACCCCTACAAATGGGCAATTGCTAATCGGTAACGGCACAGGGTACACCCTTAACACTTTGACGGCAGGCACGGGCATCGGCGTGACCAACGGCGCAGGCTCTGTGGCGGTCAAAGTCGCTGACACTGGCGTGGTGGCGGGCAGTTACGGCACAGCGTCTACCGTGCCAAACTACGCAGTCAACGCGCAAGGGCAGCTGACCAGTTCGGTTAACACGACAATTGCCATTGCGGCAAATCAAATTACGTCAGGCGAAGTGCCTATTCTTCGTGGTGGCACAGGCGCTTCGACTGCATCAGGCGCCCGCACAAATCTTGGCCTTGGCACTATGGCTACCCAAAACATAGGCGCTTCGGGTACATTTACCACTGTTGATTTAAAGACTGTTACTGTCGTAAACGGTATTATCACAAGCATTGTTTAAGGAACGAAAATGACCGTCAACATTTCCCTATTTGCAGGCGCTGGCGCACAGTTCTTCGACGACAACGGCACGCCCTTGTCTGGCGGTCTGCTCTACACTTATCTGGCCGGCACTACAACAGCTGCCGCCACTTTTACGTCTTCTACAGGCTTGTCTGCGCACTCCAACCCAATCGTGTTGGACGCCGGTGGCCGTGTGCCAGAAGAAATTTGGCTAACTGAACAGACAAACTATAAGTTTGTCTTGCAAGATGCTGACGCTGTGTTGATTGGTTCTTGGGACAATCTTCCAGGCATCAGTAGCGCTGACACTTTAGCGGCTAACTTGGCCAACCAGTCCAACATTGCTTTGGGTGACGCACTTGTTGGGTTTAAACAAACTTATGCTTTGGGAATTGTCCCTGGCGCTGTTGGCAAGACCTTAAACAACAAATTGCAAGACTTGGTGTCTGTCAAAGACTTTGGCGCCAAAGGCGACGGCACAACAGACGACACAGCATCCATCCAAGCAGCCATCAATTTGGCCTGCACTTATGGCGGCAACGTCTATCTGCCTGCTGGCACATACAAGATTTCAGCTGCGCTAGTGTTTTCCATGAACAGTGGCGCAACAGACCCTATTAAGCGCCCGTCTATGTCTGGCGACGGCATGGCTGCCACAACCATCTACCAAACGGCCAACGCCAACGGTATTGAAGTTATTGGCTACGATCCTAACCCAGCAGGCTACTGCCTGTTTCAAGACTTTACGCTGTACGGCTACCAAAAGAACAAGCTAGGTTTTGCCCTTAAAGACATTGCGTTTGTCACGATCAACAACGTCTACCTTGCAGGCTGGTCAACTGGCCTGTACGGCGCAAACGTCTTGTCGTCTACGTTCAATGACTTGGTGATCCGCTTCAATGACGGCGGTTTTTACTTTGAGCCAAACGCCGCATTTGGTTTTGTATCTGAACCCAACGCCATCATCATGTCCAACTGTACCGTTGGCAACAACGATTCTTACGGCGGTAAGGTCATTGGTGCGGGCACGTTTAACTACACCGGCGGCTCTATTGAGGCCAACGGTTTTGGCACTGACTTGTCTAGCGCCAAGTGGGGCTTGGCCATTGTTGACGCTGGCGGCAAACTTGCCCAGCAAGCTGCTTGCGCGTTTAACATCAGCGGCGTCTACTTTGAAGCCAACGGCGGTCAAGCGCAGTTCCAAGTGCAACAGACAGTCTCACGCCCTGGCGTTACTGGCGTTGTAAATGCCTGTAGTTTTACTGTTGTTGGCACAAGCTATCCTCAACAACAAGTTTATTTGGCTGCGTCTAGCCCCTCTTTTGCGTTCCCTATCACGTTTGAGGGCTGCGGTTGGGCTGGCTTGTCTGGCTACTCAGCAAATGCAGGCCGTCCCACAATCAACAACGTAGGCAATGATTTTAAACTGGCTATTGTTGGCGCTAACTTCTACAGCGCTGTTGACCAGTACAAACAGGGCGCCCCTAACCGCTTTGAAGGCGTCGTTGAGGCGTCTGTCTATGCTGACTTGACCGGTACGCCAATCAGCGGTGGCGGCGGTGCGGGTACTTTGCAAGCTGTTTTAACTGCGGGCAATATATCTTCTCTCAACGCCAAAATTGGTGGTGACGGCAGTACAACTGGCGTTGTTGTAGGTACAAATACATACGGCGGCGTTCCTTACGCTGGTGTCGCTGCGTATCCTACAACTTTGTATTTAGCAAATGGTGGTGCAGCTGCTACCACTTATGCTGTTCAATTTATTAACGCAAACTTCCAACCTGCTGTGGACTCAGGCGCTGCAACTGCCCTAACTTTGGGCGGCGCGTCAAACAACTGGAACGGCTTCTATTTGAAGAACGCCTTTACTTGGAACAGTTACGCCATCCCAGCGCCAACAGGCGACACAACCAAGTTCCTACGCAATGACGGCACATGGGTGGCCGTATCCGGTACAGGTACAGTTACTAGCATTACCGCTGGCACTGGCCTAAACGGCGGCACGATTACTACGTCTGGCACGATTAGCTTGGCAGCCACCGCAGTGACCGCTGGCTCTTACACAAGCGCCAACATTACCGTGGACGCGCAAGGCCGTATCACTGCGGCGGCCAATGGCTCTGGTGGCGGCGCAACGCCTACTTTGGCGCAAGTTACAGCGGCTGGCAACATTACAACTCTTAACGGCATCTTTGGCCAAACGTCAGCCGGCAACGGTATTGGCGTGGGCGGTGCAACGCCAGGCGGCCCAATGGGCTTGTCAACTTACGACGGCACAATGTTCTTGACCAACAACGGCACTGCGGGCACGCCCCGCGCCGTTGATTTCAATGGCGCAAACTTTCAACCTAGCGCAGATTCGGGCGCGGCAAATGCTTTGGTTTTAGGCGGTGCAGCACGTCGTTGGAACGGTTTCTACTTAAGCAACAATTTTGTTTGGAACGGCTACAGCATTGCCCAGCCAACTGGTAGCACAACGCTGTTCTTGCGTAACGATGGCACTTGGGCTGTGCCCCCGTCGTCGTCTGGTGGTGTGACTAGCTTTAACACCCGCACAGGCGCAGTTACGCTAACTAGCGGCGACGTTACAACTGCGTTAGGTACTACTGCCGTATCTAGGGCAAATAACCTGTTTGGCGGTACGCT